TTCCACTGGTCCTACGGGTCCGACAGGCCCTACGGGATCAACCGGTAACACAGGCCCAACAGGCCCGACTGGTGCAGATTCTACTGTTGCGGGGCCGACTGGTCCGACTGGCCCGCAGGGTGCGGCAGGCTCGACAGGTCCCACGGGGCCTACGGGGGCGCAAGGGACGGCAGGATCGACTGGCCCCACGGGTCCGACCGGTTCAACGGGTTCGACAGGCGCGGCTGGTCCGACAGGACCGACTGGTCCTCAAGGTACGGCGGGTTCTACAGGCCCGACCGGCCCTACCGGAACTACGGGTTCCACCGGTTCTACGGGTCCAACGGGTCCGACTGGCCCCCAAGGAACGACGGGATCGACGGGTCCGACAGGTCCAACAGGAACTCAGGGTATAGCAGGTTCTACGGGGCCGACTGGGCCTACGGGGACCACCGGTGGCACGGGCGGCACTGGTCCAACTGGCCCAACGGGTACGACCGGCTCTACGGGTACGACTGGCCCGACCGGCCCGACAGGACCGAGCAGCGCGATCAACTATCAATCGTTTCTTTCAAACGGCACATGGACAAAACCAAGCGGATATGGCGCAAGTTCTCGCGTGTTCCTTCAAGCTTGGGGTGGCGGTGGAGGAGGATTTAAGGGAACCAGCATTGGCACTGGCGCTGGGGGCTGCGGATACAACGAACGCTGGATGTTACTCTCTGAATTGGGGGCTACTGAAACAATTACTATTGGGTCCGGTGGTACAGGCGGCACAACACCTACTGCTGGCGGAAATACAACGGTTGGTTCAAAACTTACCGCCTATGGTGGGGCGCAGGGGACAAGTGGTTCTGGCGGGGGCGGCGGTGGGCAACTGTCGGCTGGAACGCTGACTGCGGGGGTAGTCGGCGCTTACAGTTCTTTGGCCGGAACTTTGCCGGGAAAACCATATGTGGGAGCAATACTACAAACGGCTGGCGCTGGTGCTACACCCGATTCTTGGGTATTGCCGGGAATGGGTGGAACTTCAGCTATCATTCCAATCGATACATATATGCATGGCGGAGGCGGGGGGTACTATAATCAAGCTGGCGGTAATTCTGTTTGGGGCGGCGGCGGTGGTGGTGGTTATAATAATAGCGCTGGTGGCACCTCGTCGTTTGGCGGTGCTGGAGGTGCGGGTAGTATAGCCGGTACAGCCGGTTCGGGCACGCAACCGGGTGGTGGTGGCGGTGGAACGTCTACTGGAACGGCAGGTGCTGGCGCTGCCGGTCAAGTTTTTATCACGGTCTTCCCCGGATAGAGGTTCCCATGAGCGAAGCAACAAACTGGGCGATTATCAGCCAAGCAACAAACATTGTCGAAAATGTTTGTTATTGGGACGGAGTTACACCGTGGGTTCCGCCTGAAGGGACTTATGTCGTTCAAATCGGTGATAGTGGCGCTGGGGTTGGTTGGCCCTATAATCCCACAACTCAATTGTGGACGCTGCCGCCTGATATAACGGCTTCGTTCGCACCGATGCCGATCTCTATCTCTCAAGACACCACGCTCTCTTGGTCGAGCAACAATTCCAGCTACGTAGAAATATCTACGGACGCAGGCATTTCTTTCCCGACCAATGGAAGTAAAATCTATGCGCCGTCGTCGCCCGGAAAGTTCTCTGTTACGTTGACTGCGCATGGTCTTGCGGGGACAGCGCAAACTGTCGCGACAATAACGGTCTTGCGGAAACAGCGCAAACTGTCGCGAGAATAACGGTCTACAGTACGCAAGCTGAAATGCCTGCTACATTGGCATAAGGAGGGAATATGCCGTTTAGTTCTGAGAGGGGGAAGGACATCATCAAGCGCATGGTTGGCCGTGTTCCGCACGCCAAGATGCTTGATGTCGGCTGCGGCTGTGGAACATACGCTCTCATGTTTGACGATGTCGAAATAACCGGCGTCGAGATATGGGAGCCATACGTTGAGAAGTACCACCTTGAAACACTCTATGACCGCCTGATTGTCGAAGACGCATTTGAGTGGGAGCCAGATGCCCACTACGATGTCGCGATTGCCGGAGATGTGCTTGAACACATGGCTACGGAACAGGCCAAGGCGGTTGTAAAAAAGCTCCGTGCCTGCGCCGACACGGTCGTTGTCAGCATCCCTATTGGCTATTACCCGCAGGGTGAATATGACGGCAATCCGCACGAAACGCATATAACCGATGACTGGACGCACGAGAAGTTCGTCGAGGCTTTCGGTACTCCCGACTGGCATAAGATCGACGGAGAAATCGGCATTTATATTTGGTCGAAACATAAGTTGCGCCCGAAGATTGCTGTCTATGCGATCAGTAAAAACGAAGAGATGTTTGTCGAGCGTTTCTGCGAGGCTGCGAAAGACGCCGACCTGATTTCAATCTCAGACACAGGAAGCACCGATGAGACGGTTGAAAAAGCTCGGACGTGTGGTGCTGTGGTCAATCACATATGCATCACTCCTTGGCGGTTCGATCATGCTCGCAATGCTGCTATCGCTCTTCTTCCTCGCGATATTGATATTTGTGTATCGCTCGATCTAGACGAGGTTTTGCAGCCCGGATGGCGCGAGGAGATAGAGCGCGTCTGGGAGCCGGGGACGACGACGCGCCTGCGTTATATGTTCGACTGGGGCTGTGGGATTGCATTCAAATACGAGAAGATACATGCCCGCCACGGCTATTATTTCAAACACCCCTGCCACGAATATCCTGTGCCGGATGGGAGGATAAAGGAAGTTTGGGCCGATACGGACATGCTTCTGGTTATCCATATGCCTGATCCGACCAAGTCTCGCGGTCAGTACCTTGATCTGCTGGAGCTATCGGTCAAGGAAGACCCGGACTGCCCCCGCAATTCGTTCTATTACGCCCGCGAGCTTTCGTTCCACGGCAAATGGCGCGAGAGCATTGAGGCGTGCGAGCGTTATCTGAAGCTCCCCCGTGCTACTTGGCCGAATGAGCGCTGCTACGCTTATCGCGTCATGGGACGCTGCTATAATGAGCTTGGCGAGCCTTGGAATGCGGAGCGCATGTTCCAGATGGCGGCGTATGAAGCTCCCAATACCCGCGAGCCTTGGTGTGAACTGGCGATGCTTATGTACCGCCAACACCGTTGGGAGGAGTGTTTCGCTTCTGCCATGCGTGCGTTGAGGATTAAAGACCGCATGATGGTCTACACTGTTGACCCTGAAGTATGGGGGCATCAGCCGCATGATCTGGCAAGCATCTCCGCTTATCACCTTGGACTTCGGGATATTTCTATAGAACAAGCCAAGATCGCTCTTGAACTGTCCCCTCAAGACAAAAGGCTACAAGCCAATCTTAACTTCCTGATTGAGGGGCCTCCAAAGGAAAAGGCCGCATGAAGATGGACGCACAGATTCTGATAAATATCCTTGGCGGGATCATTCTCGCTGGCGTGGCATGGGCTGCGCGAGAGCTTTGGAGCGTAGTCAAGTCTCTCCGCGAAGATGTCAAACGCATCGAAGTCAACCTGCCCACCAGCTATGTGCAGAAAAACGATTTTGCAGACGGCTTGAAAGAGATCAAGGAAATCTGCGGCCAAATCTCCGAAAGGATGGACCACAAGCAGGATAAGCTTTGATGGCAAACGACAAGGTCTCCATTTGGAATCAAACGATCAAGCTGGGGCGGTCTCCGGCGAATGGCGAATTGTTGATTGGTAATGGCGCTGACTTTACCCTTGCGGGATTGACCGCCGGTTCAAATATTACGATCACCAATAGCGCAGGTGGCATCTCTATTTCTTCTTCAAATCCGGGCGGAACGGTAACTGCGGTAACGGCTTCAACTCCTCTTTCTTCGTCAGGGGGCACGGCTCCGAATATATCTTTGAGCGGAACAGTCGGTGTTGCAAATGGTGGAACTGGCGCAGCAACTTTGACTGCCAATAATATTATTCTTGGTAATGGGACAAGCGCCGTTCAGTTTGTCGCTCCGGGGGCAAACGGAAACGTACTGACCAGCAATGGAACAACGTGGCAAAGCACACCTCCATCTGGAACTTGGACTTTAGCTAAAAAGACATCTGATCAAAGTTTGAATGTCTCTTCGACAACCTTTCAAGATGTAACTCAGTTAAGTTTTTCCGCAGCGGCAAACGCAACTTATTCAGTTAGATCGCTTATATATTATACTTCTCCCGCTTCGGGCTCTGGCGGTGGAGCAATACAGTGCGCTTTTAACGGCCCCGCATCACCCACATCTATTACAACTCAATCGGGTAGTCTTAATGTCGTTACATATGACACACAAATACAAGCTACTTCCAGTCAATCATTTAATTCAAACGGTGCTATTTTTGTAAACTTTGTAATTGTGAATGGAGCGAATGCTGGAACAGTCATTATCCGCGCTGCACAGAATACATCTGGAACTGCGGCGACTGTTGTTAAAGCTGGTTCTTACTTAGAATACACACAGATTTCTTGAGGAACCATGTTCGATCCAGACAAGATCACTAAAACGATAGGCATCGGGACAGCAGCGATAGCGTTCGTTGGCGGAGGGTCAGCAGGAACTGCTAATATTGTGAATGGCGGAGCTGGTGCAAACGGCGGCATCGTCATCGAATGGGACTACTGACATGCGGATTTCACTTGAAGGGAAAAACCTGATCAAGTCTTTCGAGAGCCTAGAGCTTTCGGCCTATCCCGACCCGGCAACCGGTGGGGAGCCGTGGACTATTGGCTATGGGCACACAAGCCAAGCTGGCTCTCCAAAGGTGTTCAAGGGGCTTCGGGTCACAAGGTCTGAGGCGGAAGACATCCTTGATCGTGACCTTCTCCGGTACGAGGCGGGCGTCGAGGGCGCGGTGAAAGTACCGCTTGAACAGCATCAGTTTGATGCTCTTGTTTCCTTCGCATTTAATTGCGGCCTTGGGAATTTTCAAAAATCAACCTTGCTAAAGCGGGTAAATGCCAAGGAGTTCAACAAGGTTCCTGCTGAGTTCATGAAATGGACGCGAGCCAACGGCAAGGAAATGAACGGACTTGTTCGCCGCCGCAGGGAAGAGGCCGCTTTGTGGAGGGGGCTTGCCGGGCAAGGAACCCCGCCAGCCCATGAGCTACGCACCAAGCCGGATAAGCCGCAGCCGTCGAAATCCATCACCAATTCGACGGAGGCAAACGCCTCTCTCGTCATTGGGGGCGCTGCCGTCGCGGGAGCGGTCAAGGAGGCGACTCCGGTGATCCAGAACGCTGCTGACGCCTATACGGCGGCCACAGGGGCTTTTGGGACGCCAGCCGTCCTTATCGCGCTGGTCGTGGCGGCTCTGGCTGTGTTCATCTGGTGGAAGCGCAAACAACGTCTGGACGAGGAGGGCGCATAATGCTGTCGTTTTTGTTTTCTCCCCTTGGCCGGATAGGTGGCTGGATCATGGCTGCTCTGGCAATTGTCGGGATACTTTACGGACGTGGACGGCGTGATGCGCGCAAGGAAATCGAGGGAGAGACCAATGCCGACGTGCTGCGCCGCACTCAGGATTCCATTGCTGCTGGCAACCGTGCTGCTGCTGGGCAGTTGCGCCAAGACGATGGGCATAAGCGGCCCGACTAGCGCCTGCGCGGTCTGGCCCTATGTCAGTTGGTCTGACAAGGATACTGACAAGACCATTGCTGACGCGAAGCTCAATAATGCACGCCGGGACGGCTGGTGCAAAGACGCCGAACAAGTGCTAAAATAGGCGCTCAGGAGCGATGAAATGACGACAGGATTGAGTTTCGATGGTTCGGTTGCTGGCACGACCAGCTACATCACCCAGATCGCGACGATGGCCGTGGTCGAGGAGACCAATCCCGAATTTTTGAAGATCCTGCCACAAATGATCACTTACAGTGAAAATCGGATTTTCCGCGAGCTCGACTTCTTGTTCACATCCATTGCCACGACAAATTACGGGCTGACTGTCGGCAGCAGAAACATATCTGTCTCTGCGTCTACGTTCCCCGGCGGCACCTTGGTTGTGCCGGAGCAGATCAATTTGATCACGCCGGCAGGTGTTTCAAACCCTGATTTGGGCACTCGCGTGCCGCTTTTGCCGACGACGAAAGAGTTCTTGGACGCCGTTTATGGCGTGTCTACGTCGACCGGGCAGCCGATCTACTGGGTGCCATTCGACGATTACACGTTCATCGTCGGTCCTTATCCTGATGCAAATTATACAGTCGAACTTGTTGGAACATATCGCCCTGCGAGCTTGTCGGCGACAAACACGACCACATTCATCAGCCTGAATCTTCCAGATGTCTTCATCATGGCTTCGATGATCTACATTTCGGCGTATCAGCGCAACTTCGGTCGAGCAAATGACGACCCGCAGATGGCTGTTACTTACGAGAGCCAGTATCAAGCACTGCTCAAAGGCGCTGCTGTAGAGGAGGCTCGAAAAAAGCAGGAAAGCGTTGCTTGGTCTTCTCAGTCTCCATCGCAGTTTGCTACGCCGAATAGGTGATCTTAAATGCCGCACGCCGCACTCAAACTTATCCCCGGCGTCGACCAGAACCGCACGCTTGCGCTCAATGAGGCTGCTCTTTCTACAAGCAATCTCATTCGGTTTGTTCCTGATCGTCAGGGCATTGGTCTGCCTCAAAAGCTTGGCGGATGGACGAAATTCTATAGCGGCAGCGTTGGCTCAGTTATTCGCGCCTTGTGGGCGTGGGAAGATATAAATGGGCGTTCGTGGCTTGGCGTAGGCTCTGAAGAGTCTCTTGATGTTATATTGAACGGCGCTCTTCAGAACATCACGCCTCAGACAACGACTGTAAATATTGCGGTGTCTTTTTCAACAACGCTTGGCAGTGCAATTGTAACAATAGATGCAACTGGCAGTAACCTTGATGCGTATGACGTTGTTGATATTCGCACGCAAGTTTCAATTGGTGGGTTGATCCTGTTTGGCAAATATCAAGTCATTCCGGTAACAGCCAACCAGTTCCAGATTCAAGCAGTCGATGTTCTTGGCAATCCTGAATATGCAACATCAACAGTAGCGGCTCCCGGTGGTGCTGTTCCGCTTTTCAATGTCACATCTGGAAGTGCGTCTATAAAAGTTACCTTGAACAATCACGGTCTTCAGGCAGGTGATACATTCCCTGTTCTTGTTTCGACAACTGTCGGCGGAATTGCAATATCAGGAAACTATACTGTTCTATCTTCGCCAGTACCTACAACCAATACGTTCTACATTACAGGCCAGAATACGGCCTCTTCAACGACGAGCGGCAGCGAGAACTCTGGCAACGTCCAGATGATCTACTACAACGGTGTTGGCCCTGTAGCGGCCAATTCTGGCTACGGCGTTGGCGGATACGGCACTGGTGGTTATGGGTCCGGCGTGGTTTCTCCATCTGGCGCAGGAACACCTATTACAGCAACAGATTGGGCGCTCGATAACTGGGGCGAAATATTCGTTTCATGCCCACTCAACGGGCCGATTTACACTTGGTCTCCGTCCGACAATTCTCCCATTGCTGCAGTTATTGCCAACGCTCCTGTTGCTAACAGCGGAATGGTTGTTGCGATGCCTCAGCGACAGATTGTTGCGTGGGGGTCTACTTTCAACGGCATTCAGGATTTTCTGCTTATCCGCTGGTGCGATGTCGATGATTATACGACATGGGCCGCGCAGGTTACCAATCAGGCTGGGTCATTCCGCATTCCGAAGGGATCAAAGATTGTCCAATGCATTCAGGGTCCGCAGCAGACCTTGGTTTGGACTGATCTTGGCCTCTGGGCAATGCAATATGTCGGTCCCCCCTACGTCTACCAATTTAACGAGATTGGCACGGGTTGCGGATTGATCGGTCGGAAAGCTGCCGCATCAATGGGCGGCGTGATCTACTGGATGAGCCAGAGCCAGTTCTTCAAACTGTCAGGATCTGGTGTTGAACCTGTCCGCTGCCCTGTATGGGATGTGATATTCCAAGATCTCGACACCAGCAATCTTGATAAGATTCGGATTGCTCCGAACTCAAACTTCGGTGAAATCGCTTGGTATTACCCGACGAAGAGCAACGGTGGCGAGGTTAGCCACTACGTCAAATACAATGTGCTTCTTGATCAGTGGGATTTTGGCGCTCTTGGCCGTACCGCTTGGATAAACCAGAGCGTCCTTGGTCCGCCGATCGGCGCTGGAACAAACTACTACATCTATCAGCACGAGACCTCGACGGACGCTGATGGTCAGGCGATGGATTCGTATTTCCAGACTGGCTATTTTGCCATGACCGAGGCCGACGTTAAGATATTCGTTGACCAGATATGGCCCGACATGAAATGGGGCTATTACGGCGGCTCTCAAAACGCGCAGGTACAGATTACTTTCTATGTCACGGATTATGCCGGTCAGACGCCGATCACTTATGGCCCCTACACGATGACGCAGGCGACGACATATATCACGCCTCGTTTTCGTGGAAGGCTCACGTCCATCAAGATCGAGAGCAATGACATCGGCTCTTGGTGGCGAATAGGAGCAATCAGATATAGACTGCAAATCGATGGGAAGTTCTAATGCCCGCAAGTCTTGACGACATTCTGACGGCCCAAAAGAACGGCGTCATCGCGCTGAATAACATTCAACAGGCGCTTGCATCTGAAGTTGCGACCGTCACAACTGCCGTTGCAACGGCTTCGACTTTTGTCCTTGCTGGCAAGGGAAGGCTCCTGCGGTTCTCTGTCCTTGTGGCTGGAACGACTGTCGGGTTTGTCTATAACAGCGCCACGCCAACTGGTGGTGCGGCGTCGAATGCGCTCGTGGCTTGTCCGAATACGATCGGCGTCTATGAGGCTGGTGTAGTGTTTGATTCGGGTCTTGTGATTGCACCCGGCACCGGGCAGTCAGTCAGCATCACTTATCTTCTGGGGTAATCCATGCCGCTAAAAAAGGGAAAATCTCAGAAAGCGATCAGTTCCAACATTTCGGAACTTGTTCACAGTGGCCGACCGCAGAAGCAAGCGATTGCGATCGCGCTTTCCACGGCTCGCAAGAAACGGGCGACTGGCGGTCCTTCTCCCGTAGAGATGCCCATGCCTGCGCCGGATCAGGGCAAGAATGTCCACACGGGGCCGATTCACAGTCAGGTAGCCGGTCGCACTGATCACCTCAATATGCACGTCCCCAGTGGAGCGTATGTGATCCCTGCCGACATCGTGTCTGCGCTTGGCGAGGGGAACACGATGGCAGGCTTTCGGGCTGTCAAGATGATGTTCGACAAGGCCAAGGGCATGTCAGCCGGGGGCGGCGCACCTTCTGGCGAGCCTGTCCCGATCATTGCTGCCGGCGGCGAGTATGTGCTTTCGCCGGAGGAAGTGACGTGGGCTGGCGGCGGGAACATGGATGCGGGGCACCGCGCTTTGGATGAGTGGGTGAAGGGTACTCGAGCCGAGCTGATCAGTACGCTGAAGAAGCTTCCGGGGCCACGTAAAGATTAACCGGATCTGAGGGGGATCTATGTCTGAGCAAGAATTGAAAGTCTGGGTTGGCAAGCCGGAAGATGTCGACGACATCATGGAGCTTGCGATGGCGGCGTGTGAGGAGAACGGCTTTGTGCAGCCGAATCCCATGAAGCTTTTGAACGAGATCTGGCCTGCGCTGAATCGAGACAAGGGTATCGTGGGGATTGTCGGCGTGCCCGGCGAAAAGCCTCACGGGGCCATCCTTTTACGGATAGGCGAGTTATGGTATAGTAACGAGCCTATTCTTGAAGAGCGCGCCATATTCATAAATCCAAGTTTCCGTAGTGCAAAAGGAGGAAGAGCAAGAAAACTCTGCGAGTTCGGCAAGAAGGTTGCGGATGAGCTTGGCATGCCCCTTACCATCGGTGTTTTGTCCAATCATCGGACAGAGGGAAAAATCCGCATGTATCAGCGGATTTTTGGCGAGCCTTCTGGCGCATATTTCTTATACGGAAGGCGAACCGGTGAATGGAAACAGGCTGCGGAGTAACTGACGATGGGCGGATACTACATCTACGAGCACTGGCGGCCCGATACCGACGTTTGTTTTTACGTCGGCAAGGGAAAAGGTCGCCGTGCGAACGTAATGTACGGTC